TTCAGCAGCTTCTACTGTTGGCTCATCAGCTTCTACTGTTGGCTCATTTTCTTCTAATGACTCTTTATCAATATTTCTTGCTTTCCAGATAGAACCGAATTCGACTGTACTTTCCAGTGAATACATTTCATTTAGTTTCTGTATTCCTTGTTCCCGATTCAATAACATATTATCAATCAGGGGATGTAAATTTTCCGTATTCATATTTACTTCACTAGAATTTAATCGTTCACGCTTCATATTAAAGTTAGCATTTAAACCCACTTCATTATATAATGTAGCTTTTAAATATTGGTTGAATTCGATTAATTGAGTAGTTACTTCAGGATTAGAAGCTTGTGCAGCTTGTACTTTTATTCCATCAAATAATCTATTTTCACCAATGATACCTAATTCACCTTCAATAATTTTATTGATATATAATTCAGCACTTTCTTTTGTTGAATCATCACCTGCACTAATTAAAGTTTGAATTCGTGTATTGTATGAGTTTAAAAACATGGTGATTTCATTTTCAATCATTAATGAATTATATTTCTCATATAGTGGAAATAGTCCTAACATCATATCATCATTTTTAATGAATACACCATCTTTTTCAATATCCAATGCAGCACTAAAATTAATGTATGGATTGTTGATAATAATTTTTGTTGGTTCACCATACGCATTTAATTCTCCACCTAATGAACCCTGAAGTGCATATAGATTATCATTTACTTTTGTAATGAATGTGAAACCTTTTTCCTGTAATTGTTTTTCAATTTCTACACTAGGTAAAGAAAGGGGTAAACCTTCATAATTAAACATTGATAATGTTCGTGCTAACATATATCTATTTAAAGTTTCTATGTTAGCATCTTTATTTTTATAATCGTACATAATCAACCCCCCTTTCTACCATATTTTCCTATTCTATCAACTAAACTTTCGATAGTAGCGGTGTTTCTTACAATAGTTGCTTGAAATTCTCGTACTAATTCATTCGTTTTGATTAATTGATAAAAGAGTGCAACTGAAATTGCGATTGGAAAGCCTACATTACTAATCATAGTCATTAATTCATTTACCATTTTCTCACCCCCTTTTACATATTTTCAAATAGTTACTAATTGAATCACCTACTTCATTATTTTGGAAATATACCCTATCAGTTTCAAAGTACCACAAAACACGTTTTTGTAGCTTATTGATAGGCTTATATATATTTCTATTATAATTCATTTTAGGAACATAGTCAAGTGTATATATCAGGTCTTTATTTTCGTTTTGTATTTCAGTAGTTTTGATATGAATGAATGTAAATGTTACATCTTTTATTGATACAATTTCACATTGATAGATATTATCATTAAACATAATGAAGTAAATAAACTGTATATCTTTTGGTTTAAATTTTATTGGAGCATGAGGGTAAATATTTAATTCCCATGCACCCCCAGTAATCATTTCTAGTTTTGGATTGTCAAACGCAAAGTAGAAATTGTTTTCTTTTTTGGATTGCGTGCTGGCACAATATTCAACCGCAACTGTTAATTTACTATCCCCGTATTTATATACATCTATTGAACCTTGTTTCATTTTGAAAACGTGATTTAAACCCATTTCTTGAAAGTATGGGCAGAATTTATTGACTGTATTTCCTAACATATAAATAACTACATTTGTACGTTGTCGTACGATTGTAGAAACTGTATTCATAAATAATACGAATTCATCCTGTAAATATAATTGGTTAGTTAAAAATTCATCGAATATGATGGTTTCAATTTTTGAATATGATACTGATTTATTATGTTCATTGTCTGATAATGCGAAAACATACCCTAAACATTGTTCATCAGAATATATCACTTTACCATTTTCATAATTACATAAATAGAATTTACCACTATAATAGTAAACCCCAGTATATTCACCATTTGTTAGTTTTTCCACTTCACCATTTTCATTAATAGCATTAAAGATACCACTGGCACGTTTACCGATAATATCTTCTTTCCATCTTCGTACATATGCTAATTGCCCACCCCCTTCTATATATGTTTTCAATCCCTCTAATAAAACCGCATATGTTTTACCATTAGAGCGTTCACCAATAATTACATTATAAACCGCTTTTTCCTTCTTAATCTTTTTCAAACTATAAAATTGTGTCATTCGTATTTTACCCCCTTATATAAATAACCTTGCATAAAGTTTTTAATGAATTCACCGTATTGTTTTGATATGGATAATGTGAATTCACAATTTTCTAAATGAATTCCACTTGCTGCCCTGATAATTGAATCATTCCCTTGATAATCTTTAATCGTAAATTCCATGCAATCATCTATATAGGTATGTGTCATTTTACCAGTTTTTTCTTTTGGTATATATAATTCATCATTGAACATTTTGAACACTTTTTCGTAATCACCATTACATTGCTCAATCATGTAATTTATTCCGTTTTGTTTGGATAACCCCGCAACTGTTAAATGAAGTTTATCCCCTTCTTGTATCAGGTATCTTTTTGCACCTAATGTTTTAAAACGTGAATATGTTCCCTCATAGTCCCACATTCCAATTAATTTTACTTTACCTTTTTGAGTTTTTGGTGATAACAAATTTTTATCAAGTTTATAATACTCACACATAGTTTCTAATTTAGCTCTTGTCATCTCATTATACCATTTAACATAATCAGTATGTTTTTCGTAATTCAAATATTTTATAGAATCTGTATCAGAATAAACGTAATCTTTTCCCATTGCTATAATTCCAGTCCATAGGTTTTTTCTAGCATATGCGGTCACGAAGACCCCCCACGGATAATAGAGAAAACGATTTTTACTATCATTGTATTTTTCTATTTGCCCTTCTACATCTGGAGGTTCTTTACCCCATTCGGTAGTGTATGTATAAGTTTCATTAATTACATCAGTAACACACATACCATAAACACTATTTAGCATTCCTTTACTTAATAAATATTCGACTTCTTTCCCTTCTACTCCTTTTAAAACTGTTTTATTTTGATATAAATTTAAGATACTTTTTATAATATCTTTTGGTAAATATCCTTTATGATACCTGATAACATTTTTAACGCTGATATTATCCCATGAGTAGCATTGTTTCATTATGTCATAATCTACATTAGTAATGGTCATCGCTAATTCATCAGCACTATAAACCCTACCATTATTTATTTCAGCACCTTTTAGAGTGAAACATTTACTTTCACTTATGTAGTTTTCATAATGTATTTTAGGTTTCACATTTGAAAGTTTAATATCGAATACTAAACAATATTGTTTACAATATAATTCTAATTGCTCCACTGATTTTACAACAATTTTTTTACCCTTACTCATGGGGTATTGTTCTGCTAACATTACAGATGGGTAACTCGAGGTGAAATCAATACTTGATACATTTTCCAGCAGCTTCCCACTATAATTTGCATTCGCATGAGTGAAACCACCCATAAACGCCCGTTTTAACATTACATATTCATCTTTATTTAATGTTAAATCATTCATAATTTTACGATAACGAACATATTTCCCTTTTCCACTTTTTCTATGATTAGTAGAGGTATAATAACAATTATTTCTAACATAGTTTCTTACTCTACCAGTGTTAGTCAACGGAATTTTTGTTATATTACCATATTGTTGTATTTGTTCATTAATGTACGCATTTACTACCACAATATCGTTATTACAATATTTCATTTCCTTTTCATCTAAAGTAGTATTATAAGTTCTTATTTTACTATAATCTAAATCACCTACCATTTTTTCTACTTTATGAGTCGTTAAATTTTCAGCAGTTTTCTGTAATGAGTAACCACTAAGAATATAACTATCCCGAAATTCAATTCCAAAACTACATAATGCTTTTATTGGTTTACGTTCCCCCACCGCAAAAACATCTTCCCATGTGAAATATTTACGCATGAATTGGAATTCAAAACCTAAATTATGAACATATACAATTAATCTTCTACTTTCAGATAGATTATAAACTTTTTGGAGCGTTTCACATAGTTCTATAAATTCTTCCCAAGTTCTACCATAGTAGACATTTTCACCGTAACCAATCCCGAACATCCATATATACATGAATGCTGCTTTTTGTTCTTGCACCATTACACTAGTAGTTTCAATATCAAATGCACTTTCAATATTCAAGTATTCGATATTCGCATCATTTACTCTTTTATTGGTACGAATAGATGATACCCTGATAGATTGCAAATCATTTATATTCATATTTTTTACATCTATCATAAAAATATCACCCCTTAATCATCATCAGATAATCGAAACCCTTAGCAGCAGACGAGCGTGGAAGCCCGAAGCAGACCCCTTAATCATCATCAGATAATCGAAACCACCCAGTAACCATATTGTCATTACTTATAATATATTCTTTCTTTTTCGCTTCTTTTATTGCTTCTGTAATTTCAGAAGTCATTTGTTCAATACTCTTTTGAGCACCTTCTATTTCCCTACCAGAATCTTTCACATAATTATTTACCGCTTCCCATATCTTTTGATAACCGATAGCACTTGCCATATCATCAACAGTTCTTAAATATTGTTCGACTTTACTTGCTAGTTCAAAAAATTGACTTGCTTTACTTCTTAATTCTTTTAAATTTTTATATTTGATACCAGTATTTTTTGCCATTTCTTTTAGAACTCTATTTGCACCACGTATAGTCGAAGTTTGTGCATTTAGAAAACGGTTCATTTTTGCTACTTCTCTTTGTACTTCATTGTAATCTTTACCCCTAATTGAAAAACGGGGTTTCTCTCCATCATCACCCACTAATTTTTCATATGCCGGACTATCTGTTAATTCATTCCCTTCTAATCGTACTAATCGTTTATTCGCCATCGAAACAAGTCTACTTGCTTTTGTTCTGAATTTCCTCATTCGTTCTCTTTTTTCTTTTTTATAAGGACCTGTAATGATGTTCTTTTTCGTACCTACATATTTATCTATGTTCCCTATATTTTCTGGCATGATTTATTCTCCTCTTATTGTTGTAATTAAACCTTGTACGAATCGTTCTTTTTGTTCCATTGTTTTACAATATTTTACATATTTCAATAAGTGATTTATATTACTACTTTTACCATGTTCAAACGCTGATAATGCTTTGATATTTTCATTTCCTTCAATATCTTTCAATGAACATTCTAATTCTGTAATTCTGAATTTTCGGCAATATTTTCCTATAACTACCATATCATTTTTCAATTAGTTCACCCCTATGTAATAAATTAAAGGTGGGTAACAAACACCCACCTTCAGATACTAATTTGTTTGAACCCACTCTACACTAAAACCACTACCATTTTTACCCTGATAACTGTAAATCTTAAAACCTATTTTACGTTTGTTTATCAGTTCAATAATTTCTGGGTCATTCCTCATATCTTCTACTACTGATACCAAATGACGGGGAGCGTTTACCATGTAATTGTCGATAACGATAATTGGAGCATTTCCATAACGTGATTTATTATTAATGAATAATGCATGAATTGTGTAAACTGAATCGATACCATTTTCATTTACTAAACCTTGTAAATTAATGTACTCACGCTCCTTTCCATTGTCATATTTAAACATTGGTTTCTTGTTATACTTGTCTAAAATACTCATTGATAATACCACCTTTTTCATATTATAATTTGTTTGTTGTGTAACTACTTATGCATTGATTAGTGTTTTCCAAACCTTGCCCTTTGCTAGCATATATTCACCTTCTTTCTATCTAACCTAATTATATCACATTAGAAATCTAATTGCAATAGATAAATCTAATAACATCTGAATAATGTGTGAATTAATTTAGAATCTTTTATGAATCAATAAAAAATAAAATAAATAATTTTCTTGACTTGATGAATCACTTTTGAATCAATAAATAATCATAATTGAATATTCAGAATTCTTTTCGCATCTTCAATCCTGATTGTCCGAATACTCTGGGGAATTCGGATAACGAGGGGGGGTGC